GTTTAAAATTTATGTTTCCATATTTTTTAATCGCAAATTTTAATGTTGTTTTGCCACTACCTAAATAATTATCTTTTTCTAAATTATTTGTACTGTGATCTCCAACATATTGCTTCCCACTAATTAAATTAGTTGTTATATAAACAAAATGAATCATTGTTTAAATCAAACTGGAAACCCATGTGATTAAGAGTGGAATTAACTTAAATTTAAGAATTACAAAAACTAATGCTCCTGTAACAATTAAGAATTTAAGTAGCCATTTTATTGAAAATTTGTTAAAATTGAAACGATAAACGATCAAATAAGAAAGAGTTGGTTTTCCTTCATCATCTTCAAATTGATTGAATTCAGCATTAAGACACTCAGCAAATCCAAGTTCTTCATCTAAATATCTATGAAGTGGATTGAGCATTTCAAGTACTTTTGTACGTTGAACTGCTTCCGGAAGATTTGCATCCTCTTCTTCCAAAGAAACTACTGTGTAAATATCATAAAGTCTTGTACGTTCAAGTTTCCACAGATTATATTTTGATTTGGGATCTGTTTCCTCTCTTTTTACTACTCTTCTCCAATCGGCAAAATTTTCAAAGTCTCTATAAACTTTAATAATGCCCCAGTTTCTTGGTTTTAGCCAATCAAACAATTTAGTTCGTTTTTTATAATTCGTTTTCATTTCCAAAGTATGCGTCTACTGCGTCTGGATATTTTTTATACAAGATTTCGGCAACATCTTTTCTTGCTTTACGAAGTCTTGTTTTTACAGTTGAAAGATTCATACCCAAATCAATAGCTATATCATTTAGCTGTTTTTGGTTAATTTCTCTTTCAATCATTACACTTTTGTACGGTTCATCTAATTCATCAATAGCTGATACTGATGCGTCAAATAACTTCTGTGTTAATTCTTCACCGCTTGGTCCCATTACTTCCGTATTCATATTAAATACGGGATTGTACATTTGGAGCAAACGTGAGTGGTTGTGCATATATCAGTCAAATGACAAATTTTTATTTCTGTTTCTTATAATTCCAAGCGATTCATTTTTTGCGATGGCATAAACCCATGTCGAAAAATTGAATTTTGGATTATACTGGTCAATCTTTTCCCAAATAACTATAAAGGTTTGTGAAACAACTTCTTTTGCTAAGTCAGAGTCTTTCACATACTTATAAGCAAATGAAAGAAGCCCTGGTCTTAGGCGGTTTATTAATTCGGAAAATGTTTTGTTATTTTTGTTCTGTAAAAAATCTAATGCTATATTTTGAATACTTACTGCCTTCTTAGTCATAAATAAATTTAGTTTAGTTGATGTAAAGATATGTACTTTGTAAAGAACTTAATTAGTCTTGAAGAACTTGTGTAACGAAATTATTAACGTTTTTCAATACACCTTCAACTCTAACGTAAGGAAATTGTCCAAGTGCGTTAACAATCTGAGTAAGGGTTTGGTGGTCCATAACATCAACATCAATTGCATTTATGAGTCCAGCAATTTCATTAAACGGTCTATCACCGATTGCTTTTAAAACGGCCTGTTTAAATTCTGGCTTAATTTTGTAAGTTGGTACGTATGCGTTTGTTTCAACTTTCTGTGTTGGATCAACTACTTTTGGATCCTGAGGAGCTTGCGGAGCTTTTTGAGTTTCGTTTCCCATATTAATGTTTATTTTAGTTTAAAAATTTATTTTTTACTTATTTTATATATAAAACTTGCGAAAAAGTTTTACGGAGGTATATACAAATATAATACAGTTTTGCTGTTATGGTTTGTTAAAATTGTTAAATAGTTGTTATTTTTTAAGCTGGTAACCCATACGTTCAACCGAACGAACCCAAGTTTCTAAATCTGAACCAATTATCATACTTGAATCTGTAATTATTCCAGTTTTGGTTCTATACGTAATTACATAGTAAAACCAATCGTCCCCTTTATCTTGAACAATTACTACTGAATTTGGAGAATGATCTTTCGAAAATCTATGAATTACTTTGTAATCCGAATAATCACTAATATTTTCAGTCGACTTCTCTTTAACAGTTTTTGCTTTGAACGGTTTCTTATACATGTTGTAATTTGTTAAATAACGTTAAATCAAGTATATCTTTATATTTATCAAAGACTTTTTCGGGAGATAGCATTTCTGTTTCAATTATGTGATATCCTTGATAATCTTTCATAGCAAGATAATTTTGACGAACTCTATCCTGGAATTCCAAATCTTTCTCATGAATATCTGCTTTTCCTTTTAAATATTCTCTATCATCTCCTTCTCGTTTTTCACTTAATCTTTTTGCGATAGATTCAATAGGAACATCAAAGAAAATATCAAGATCAGGATACGGCAATTCTAAAAATCCAAATTCAAAATCATCAATCCAATCTCTCATTATTTGAGCCTGAGTTTCAGTCGTGTATTTTGCACCTTGATATGCCATATTTGAGAAAACGTAACGATCCATTAACACAACATCGTTATTCATAAGCTGCTTTTGTAAAGTCGGCAAATATAAATAACGATCCATTGCATACATATTTGCAACAAATATCGGGTTTACTTCGTTAATGTCTCCGTATTCTCCTCTTAAATACGCAGCAATAACATCGCTAGCTTCATTATTTCCATAAATAGGAAAATGAATGTATTCGTATTTAAGACTATGTTTTTCTAAGTATTTCTTTATAAGATCTACTTGAGTACTCTTCCCCGATCCGTCAAGTCCTTCAAGCACAATAAGTTTAGCGCCACTCATATGTTTTGTATTAAATTTATAAATGAATATCTTTTTTATGAATTAAATCATGTATGTAAGTTAACAAGAAATTAATCGTAACACCTATACACATTACTTCCCAAAAGGACCAACCGGTTTGAAACAAAATTTTCGTGCTATAACCGAATACGAAAACTTTAAACACAAGGATTAACGATGTGAATAAAGTACTAAATGCTGCAAATAAAGGATTATCAGGTAATTGAAATTGATCTCTTTTTTGTTTGTGTTCGTTTAATCTATTACCCAATACATTATTGTCTATCATTTCTTTTTGGTTTTGAGGTCAATTTTTTTAACCTCGGGTTTTTCTTCCTTTTCTTTAGGTTCTTCCTTTTCTTCGGACTTTTCTTCCTTTTCTTCAGGTTTTTCCTCTTCTTTATTCTTTATATCTTCTTTTTTATCAGAAGTTTTAGGAAGTTCCTTTTTTTCTTTTTCACCTTCTCCAGGTTGAAATGATGGTTTATCTTTTTTAGGGTCAAGGCTTGGATTTTCTTTTTCTTCACCTTCTTTCTTTTCAGTCTTTGTATCAGCGGTTTTAACTTCTCCAAACATTCCAGGCTTAAAATCTTTTACGGAATCTAACTTTGTCTGCAAATCATAGCCCGGTTTAAAACTAGCGCCTTGACCGGTTATTTCTACTTTAACTTCTGTTTGAGCTCTGTCATATTCCTTTTTCAACCAATCGTATGATTTTTTATTTTCATCAGGAATAATGATACCTTCTTTGTCTTTACCGGCAAGATTTCCACTTTCGGCTTCTTCGTTAAGTCTTTCTAAGTACTCAAAAATGTTAAATTGACCTGCTTTCATAAATGTTGTATTTATTTTATATATCTTATATATTTAAAGTTCTTCGTGCATTTGATCTATTTATAATATAGACGTTCATCTGGTCTCGGGAATCTCTCAAATACCCATTTTTTAGTTTTAGGATTCTTTCTACAGAATCTATGAAGAATACCTTGATAATTATATCCTCCATATAAAGCTGTATTCCAATGACCACGAGTTTTTCTTATCATTGTAGGATATGTTTCTCCGCGTTTATAATCATATCCTCTATAGTATTGTTTTTCCTCAAATTCTTCTGGATCTTTTTTCTCTAAGTCAACCCAAATATAACGTTGAATTTCAGTTAAACTTGCTCCTTCTTCTCCTTTAGATTTAATGAATTCAAGAATTTTCCATGTATGTGATTCAAGTATTCTTTTTTTATACCCGATTCCTAAATCTTTTATAGGATCGGATTTTTCTGCGAATTTCTCAAATACTAAGCGCGCTCTCATTTAAAGATAACATTTTATTTATATATTCTTAGTAATAGGAACAAAAGATAAAAAAAGCCGGCACTTGGGCAGGTTTCCTAAGATTTATATATGGCCGTATCGACTTAATAATCTTTTTTTAATTGTTTCTTGTGATTGTTTTTTGCCAGTATTTTTTCCCTTCATCGAATTACTTCGTTTTTTTCTGGTTTCTTCAGATTGGGGTTTTCTATTTTTCGCGGATTCTTTCATTTTGGATATTGATTCAACAGAAAATCTTCTGCCCTTTCGCCCCATTTTTAATTTAGATTCTTGTTTATGTTTTCGATTTTTCCAAATTTTTCCTAGTTTTTGTTTTGTTTCTTCAGAAAAACAGCCTATTACTCTGTGCCCGCCTTTAGGGCTTATATTGTAGCCATTTGGCGATAATGTGTTATATTGTTCAATATATTTTTCTTGTGCGTTAAATGCTTCTTCTTTTGTAGTAAATGATTCTAAAATTTCACGTTTAAAATTTTCTTTTCCATATTCTTTAATTGCATGTTGTAAATACACTCCGCTTCCTAAATAACCATCTTCTAATTTATTAGTAGAATGATCACCTATGTATTGTTTAGTAGTAATTAAATTAGTTACTATATAAACGAAATGATATTTCTTTTCTATATTCATAAAATTAAAAAGCCCTCTTTTTGGCAGAGGGCAAGTTTCCTGAACTTTCTACGTCTTACGCAGCAAGTTTCATTTCATAAATGTTTTCGTCGTTTATTTGACGTATTGAGACGTTCATCAATGCCCTCAGTATGCAATCAAAGCCAAGTCACCCCC